CCGAACCTACGAGCTATTCCTAAGTCGGTATAATCGCCAGAAGAACCTTCAAGGATATTCCAAGCTGCTGCTAGTTCACCCTTGAGTAAGTTCTCCCCGGAAGCTAGTTTCTGAGAAGGCATTAGTCAGTAAATTCAGTTGCTGCAATAACAGATGTAACACTACCTGTTGATACAAACTTAGCTAGTCTAGCTGTGTCTGCATCTAATGTATAGCTACGTCCTGCATATAAGCGGTGACCTACTGTTGCACTAGCTGATTCACCTGTGAATGTAACGTATGCATCATTGTCTTGTACATCAAGCACAAGGTATCGTGTCAACGTATTGAATGGTGAAGTTAGTTGGTGCTGAACAGATGTACTGTCAACATCAAGCATTTGCATTGAGGTTACACCCGGTGTAGGTTTTGGATATAAGTTTCTTACTCTTGAGTTCATTATCTTGATTGTCTATTTACGTGAGTTGAAAATCGTTTGTTAACGGTGTTTTGATTCATTATAACATCTACTCTCTCTAATTCCAATGCAAGGTATTGCTGGGCATTCTGTTGCTCAAGCTGTGCCTTATCGTGTTGGCCGTCCATACGCAAGAAGTCAGAGTAAGCTGCGTGTGCTATGTAATGAAAAAATTCTCCGGGTACTTCCTCTGTAGATGTTGTGTAATCAGCAGCTGTAGTAAACGGTACAAATATTTTTTTATAAGTAACAAATGCTACTGCATCAGTTGTACTAGAAACATTTAAGATATTAGCACCTTCTGCATCTACAAAAAAATCGTACTCTAAAGATGAATTATTTAAGAATGCTCTAGTTCTGTGGACTCTAATAAATTCTCCTATAGTATCATTACCGGATTGCACATAAGGTATAAGATTTTTAGGAGTTACTCGTAGTGTATCTGAACCAGCTCTTGGTGTAAATGTTTCCACATTTTCCAGTAAATCTTTCTTAATAGTATCTGCCTCAGTAAATTGACTAGTACCGGCTACAACCCTATAGTTTCCGTCACTTTGTATTGTAGCTGAAGCTCCTGTTTGTACTACCCAAGCATTACTTGAATTCTTGTAAATAATTACAGTAGATGTAGTAACACCTTGATAAACATTTGTTCCTAGTGTACCAACATTACCATCGTTAGCTCCTAGAAATTTATAATCTTGGTTTACGGATGTAGATGTACTAGAAGTAGCACCCGCTAATGTATATGCATTGATGGTTCTTTTTTCAGAAGAAACCAAATACCTTGGCCACATCTGAATAGTATTATAAGCCTCGCTATATCTACGATTAATTAAGTTAGCAATATCATCTGTCTCCGTAGGAGCAAATGTACTTACACCCGCAAGGGATTGTATTAATTTAAATAAGTCACCGTAGGTTCTAGTCTGCATTATATTTTATTCGGGCTAAGGTCAGAAAAGTTTTTCTGATAGTATTGTAAAAATTCTTTAGAATGAACAGTATCGTGTCCATACTTTTTCGTAAGTCGAAAGAACTCACGGGCTGGTATTGTAGCCACACATTTTCCTAAGGTAGGATGAGTCTTACCAATTTCTTGTCTAGCTTCTTTACGAGCTATGTCTACTCTATCCTTCTCTGTTGCCTTCTCTAATAGAAAGCCGTTTTGTATTTCCTTCATGAACTCACGGTCAACTTCACCGTCAGAGTATGTAGGTACTTTTGTAATTATATTAGTCATAAATTATAAAAAAAGGTAGGGGGCTTTCGCCCCCGTACCTAGAATTTAATAAGGTTTAAACGTAAGCAAGAGGTGATTTAACTTTTTTCCAAGCTATAACCCACTCACCAGCGGTTAAGTTTGCTGCAGTTAGTGAACCAAATGCAGCTAACAATCCAACGTTACTTGCTGTTTCGTTCATTCCGGTGATAGTTACTCCAGCCGGAAGACTTGTACTGGCAGCATCGCCACCTAATACTTCTGCATCAATTAAGTTGTCTGGGTCAGTGTTTGAGTGATTACCAGTTCCTACATCAATGGTGAAGTCGGTGTCACCAATAGCTGCTGTAACAACAGTTACTGTTAAGTGCTCTACCATTTCTCCGGGTTCGACAACGTCTAATACGATTTGATTAGCAGCTCCCATAAGACCACTAGCTCCCGTTGATAGGAAACCGGCAGTTTGTAAGTCATTGAAATCAAATTGAAAAAACCCAGTTCTGCCATAAGCAGCTTCGTTTACTGTTAAGTTTGTAGTTTTTTTAGCCATAATATTTTACCTCCAGTTCTTAGCTTAATGCTGTGATTTTACCGTGAGCACCGGGATGGTACACAAGAGATGTTAATGCACAATCAACATAACCACGCTCACCACCACCTAAGTTAGGTAAACGAGTTGAGCCCATTGGAATTAACTCAGAGATACCGAAGTAATCTGGATTAATAATGTAACCTGTGTCCTTGTTAGTTGTATCTGGAGCACAATCTGGGTTCATGTTAACGATTGAAACAACACCGTGGTCTGACTGATAAAGCTCTACAGATAATTTAATTGTAGAAGAATCACCGTTGTAGTTAACGTCACGGATTGATGTACCAGCACCAGAACCATCTGGGTCAAGGCGAGCGAAGTCAGCAATAACTCTACGTAAAGCTGTGTCAGCAACAAGCATTAAGCTGTTAGTTGAACCAGTTACACGATAGATGCTTGTGATAAGCTCATTAAGAGTTGTTTCTGTGAATGTACCAGAAGCGTGAATAGAATCAGCTGGAGTACGGAAAGCTTCTGGAACTTGAGAAGGGCCAGCTGAATCAATCCAGTCGCCTAGTCCACGAAGTCCGTATGCTGTACCAGCACCATTCTCGATAGAGAAATCTTGAGTTCCCATCAAGGTAGCTTCTACGTCACGTTTAAGTTCACGGATTGCTTTAGCTTCTGCTTGAGCAACCTTAGCTGGGCCAACGGAATCAACAGCCTCTTGGAGGTCGGATACCATGTAGTCCCTGCGGAACTTTTGTACGTAGTTACCTAAACGAGCACGTCCAGAGAACTTATCGGTGAATGCTGTAACGTCAGCACCTTCTGCTACACCACTAGTTTGTGGTGCATCTAATGTATCAACAGTCCACTCAACGAATGTGCTTGATGCACGCTCTTTGTTGGCGGAAGAAAGGATTGGTGTTTCTTCTGGAGCAAGAATAGTTAGAACATCTAACAAATCTTCTCTATTAGAAATAGCCGACCCAGTACCAGTCACTGCGGCTGGTGCGTTTGGATTGTATGTATCTGAGAATGACATAATGTATTATTTCTTTTGTAATTGTAATTTTCTAAGTTCGGCAAAATCACGAGGGTTTCCAGTTTTCTTATAACGAGCTTGAAGGTCTTTCATAGCTTTGCTAGATTTCGATGGAGATTTTTCAGATTGAGCTGCTGAACCTATACCGGTTTTGGTTGGGTTCAATGAAGGAGATGTCTTAGTAGGTTCCACTAACTTACGTCCATAGATACTATTTGTTGCGTGAGCAAACCAGTATTCAATTTGAGCACCAATTTCTGGAGCTTCTCTATTTAATACTTCTTGTAGTTTCTTGTAACGTGGGTCACCAACTGTAGCTTCGTATTGCTTTCGAGTATCATTATCTTCACCACTCAACCATTCGAGTTCTTTTTTAGCCTGTTCACCGAACGCTGCCTTGAGCTGCTGTCCTTGTGCCTGCCGTTGAACTTTATTAAGTTGGTCGGGAAGATACTGCTTCTGTGCTTTACGTGCATTAAGTAATGCTTTGCGTACAGCTGACTTAGTTAAGTCCTCGCCATCTACCTCGGTAATAATATCTTCGGCTGCATAACCATCGCTTTCGAATAACAAGTCCTCTGCCCACTCAATTGCTGAGTTTACTTCCTCCGCTTTTTCTTGTAACTTTTCAATAGTATCCAAGTCAGAAAACGGATTGTCTTTTATTTCTCTGGGTTGATTTAGAGGGTCTTGCTTCTCTTGAAGCATTGATTCTAATTGAGCTACCTTTTCCTCAGCGGCTTTACGTTTAGCTGTCATCTCACCGAATCTAGCTACTGCTCTGCTACCGAGTTTTTCAGATAATTCCCTTAACTCTTGTTCTGATAAATTATCAAAATCTAACTGTGAAAGAACGTTCTCTTCTGATTCAGTTTGTTCAACTTGTTCAGTAACTTGTTCAGCTACTTCTTCAACTTGTTCGACTTCTTCTTCCGAGGTTTCCTTGGCCTCCTCTACGATAGCTTCTTCGCTAGGTGTGAGTTGACCGAGCCTTCTGTTCGCTAATTGCTGAACTGTAAGGTTTGACTGTCCCGCTGAATTTGTGTCTGCTTCAGCGTTAGCAGATGTGATTTCGTCCATTTTGGTTTTGTTATATGTTCCGCTAGTTAACGGCTAGCGATGCCGATAAAGTCATTATAACACAGTGGTCGTTATTTGTTTAAGGATTCCCTGTGTCTAAGTTTTAAATTCTCCCAGTCAACCATTTGAAGTAACTGGTCATAGGTAATTATCCTTCCGGATATTTGCTGCAATCTATCGAAGTCAGCATTGTGCATCTCCCCGATAGTTTCTTCTCTAAGTGCGTGTACTACATTGATGAACCGAGCAAAGGTCTCGTGGTTACTCAATGCTTTAATATCGTTTTCTAAGTCGTGCATTACATTTGTTGGGTTGGCATATTACCCATCTGGGCTGGTGCCGTTCCAAGTTTTCCTATTTCAGCGTTTTGCATTTGTTGCATTTGGAAAGTATATTGGCCAGCGTACTTCTGAAGTCGAGCAGCAAAAGCTTCATCTTGTTGAGCTCGTTGTGCAACATCCGGTTGAGCTGTGTACTGCTGAATAACTTGCATAGCAACTTGAGCTCCTGTCGGACGTGCTGGCATTTCAATACCCGCAAAGATTTTTGCCAAATCATCTGTAACATCTTTGACAATCTGCTGTTGAGCAGCTTCCGCAGGCTGAAGGACAGCATCCGCAAGAACTGGGTCAATACTATTAGCAGCAATGTCCAAAAGATTTTGAAGATTAATCCTACCGCTGCGGTCAAGTTGCGTAAGCGAAACCATAGCTTGAAGTTTTTTCTCGCTGGTTTCTGGGTCGGTATTAAGTATGTCATAGTTTATATTAATATCAAAGTTATCATCAGCATCTCCTTTGTTAAATCTCTGAGCATCCGGCACACCAGTTACTCTAAAGAATATACTGTCCGGCCCAAATCTTTGGAAACATTTGTAGGCCATTCTGATTACTTCTGCTGAATGCTGCAAGAATTTATTTACTAAAAATTGTTTTCTTATCTGACTTATCTGAGATGTTTCATCAAGGCCACATAATCTATCTGCCTGTGCTTCCATAGTTTTTTCTATTTCTATAGAACCAGTAGGAGGTGGAGGTGTAGGTGCGAAATCAAAATCACCCTTACGTCTATAAGGAATCATACGTCCCGGCCCCCAATCTGTAGGTGCTTGTCCTACTGGATGTAATATCGGAGGTAACGTTGCTATGCTGTTTCTATCAATACGTGAATCACGCTCTACCTTGACTTGGTTCTGTATGCCTCTGAGAAGGTCGGGAATAGTTTGTACATCATACAAACGTTTACTATCCTCCGATAATTTAGTAACTACTACTGGATAGTCTTCGTATCCATTCATTAGTTCAAACTTAGCATACCCCGGAGTTTCTCCGTCACCATCGAACTCCCTATGAAATACTGTTTGATAAATTCCTTCCGAACCATCTTCTGGGTCAATCAATCTTTGGTAACCATATACAATCTCTACTAGCTCATCTGCTTGGTATCCTCTGTCAGTTAATCCAATACTTCTTTGACCTTCTTGTTCTCTTTCTACTGAATATATATTTACTCCACGATAGTGTTCGATAATGTATTCAACGAAGTCCTCGTCCCATCCATCTGTAATTACTTTGTTTTGTAATTCCTGTGGTGTATAGTAAGTTCTCCAGAAACAGAATGGTGCACGTTGTGGGTCAGTTACATACGGTGGGAAAAAGAAATCCCCATCGGGTGCAAGTGTTTTAACTTCCGGTGCATCTATCTGTCTACGTATAATAGGTAGCTCTGCTTCACCACCCTTACGTAATTCTTTTAATGCTTTCTTAATTCTTTTTTCAGAAGCTGTAGGAAATACTTGTTGCATCAAAGAAGTTAACTCATCATCTCTGTTACCTTCTTCTATAGCTCGGTATATATCTGGACTCATCTGTCCAATCTGAGCTAGATTAAGTTTCTGTAAATAAGTTCTATCCTCTCTGTGCCAGCCAACGTATGTGATTAACATACCTCTTTCTAATAAATAATTGGCACCTAGTTCCATTTCTTTTTTGAAACGAGGAATATATCCGGAGGTTGTCATCCACTTTAAGAAACTGGATACAACTTGAGATTGTGCCATGTCACTACTTTCTACAGGATAAGCCCTAACATTAGACCTATCCAAGGAGGACATGAATAAAGATACAAGGCGAGTAATCCGTTCATCAATAGTGTGGGCCTCCATATCTGATGCACCTTCCCAAGGGAATGCATCGGAACCGTGCTTTCTGTGGTCACGACTTTTACCGGGCCAAAAGTTTCTTCGGTCATCATATGAGCTTCGGCATAAATCAAAGTATGCTTCTAGTTCAGTAACCGTTTGGTCATATGAGTATCGTAAAGTTTTTACATCGGGTTCGCTGCTTACGTAAGTAAGTGCGTTTGAAATTGATTCACTTTCCATTTATTTTTGTTCTAGCAGATTTTAAGATTTTGCGTAGCAAATCTTTTGGTGTTCCTATTCTATCACACATATCCGAATGTGACATCTCAGTAGTATGTTCGTGCTTAATATATCTGCACAACATCTCCCAAGAACACAATCTATCTATTTGTTCGTTACGCCACTTTTGTGTAGCAGTTAAGCATCTAGCAGCTTTTGATTTTCTTTTGGACATATCTATAGCTTGAACCCCTATCATCTTGAATGCACTCAACTGTAACAGTTTTACCTTTAAGTTTACCCCAGAATTTTCTAGGTAAAAGAACTGGTACACGTTTACCTAGCTCTTTACTATAAGCCCAGTTATAACATCTATTAGGACATTCTTTGATTATTTTTACTTGAATATGTTTTGGTACAATCTCTGGAATATCAAATGCTTCCTTGAGAATCTCTACTCCATCTTCATTTATCCAAGTACCTTTACCTCTACCGGTAACCATCTCTGCTGGTAATTTATCCAGAGCAAGCTGTAACGCTTCGTCAAAATCTACTTTGTATTCTTCTGATAGTGTTACTAATCTAGTCTTCATTAATATCCTCCTTTTGATTTTACTGTAGCCATCATTTGATAACTGTTATAGTGGTCGGGGCCTAGGCCTCCATTGGTCATACGTAAGTATCGTATTAAATCAAAGAAGTCCTTAAGTGCCTCATCCATCTTTCCATTACTATTATAATTTATTAAGCTGTCAATTAAATTCTCACATCCTTCGTGTATATAACATCTAGGCCTATTGGCTTCATCTATATCATAGTTAGGATTATAATTAAACCATTCATCTACTGCGGTAATACCTATCTCTTCATTCTTACCATCACTTGGTACAAATACCATACCGTAGTCCTCAAAGCTAGTAAACAAGTCAGTATTGTTTTCGTTTTCTTTGGCAAAGAATCTGGAGTCACCTATTCGCTCCATAACTTTTATTCCCATCTCGTCTTCTATCTCTTTAAATAATTCTACATATCCTTGAACATCTAGTCCTATCTTCTTAGATGCTGGGCCATATCTCCACTTGGGGTCACCAAACAATGCCCACTCTCCATACGTTGCCCTATCCGGCCAGTCACGCATTATATATACATCTTCGTTTTCATTTACTGCTGCCCATAGTGCTGAATAGTTTCTGGCACCAGCTGGGTCAACCACTTGATAAACCGTAAAGTCCTCGTTGATTTCGGGAAACTTCATCCCGTGTTTGTTCTCCTCATCTCCGAGTACATTGACTTCAGTAGAAAACAATGGTAGCAATGAAGTCATTGACTTTACTGGCACACCATATGCTCTAACCATTATATCTTCTTCAGAACGATTTGCTAAGTCCTTAGCTATACGTTCGTATCCACCGAATGGATTTTCATCCGAATGAAGATAAACAATGCTTGCATCTCTTTCCGGGCTGTATTGTTTTACAGGTAATGGTTTATTCGATAACAGTTCAGCTTCTCGTGTTTCTAATGTTTCTGCTCCTTTTAGGTATTCTGATATAAATGGTGTATAACCATCAATCGGTGTGAATCCAATAAGCATCTTTGAATCCCGTGTAGCTAAACGAAAGCGTAGTGTATTAACTAATGCTGAGTCACCTAAGTATTCATCAAGCCAAGCTCCAATGTTTAGGCCCTCTGTCTTTTTGAACCCGAACTCAAAACCTTCTAAGATAGTTTGATTGTTACTGTACTGAGTATAAGTCTTGAAGTCAACACGAGTACGTGTGTCCGGAAATATAAATGAACTACCGGTGAATCCATTTTGCATAGAAAAATTAATATAACCTTCTATACTCTTAGTCTTTCTCTTGAACTCCTTGGGCATCATCTCCCAGATTGCTGCTTGCTGTACCTTAATAGAAGTATCAGCGTTCTGTGAAAAACAAACTATATGTCCGTCAGTGTTCTCAGTTACTGCTTGCATTACTAACTTAGCACAACCAGTAGTCTTTCCGGAACGGTTACCACCGAGTGTTAAGCACTCGTTGTGTTTCTCTAGCCCGGCCTTCATTCTATCCCACCCGGCTAAATCAAACCCGTATCTTAGTGGGTCTTCTTCAGCAGCAAGTATTCTACCCTCGTGGGCCTTGTGTAATTCAGCTAGTAACTTCGGCTCCTTTTGTGCTAACAAAAGAATCTCTTCATCACTGGGTGCATCTAGTATAGGATGCTGTGTAAATTTTAATTCCATAAAGAATCATCATCGGATATATCATCAGAAAGTTCTTCTTCCTCCCAGATTATATCCAAGCCATCGGACTCCATGTCTTTTAATGTTTCACTTACTAACATCTTTCCTACCCGGAAATTAGTATAATCATAAAACAAATCACCCTCGTCATCCATGACAACGAACATATAGTTACTGAAGTGCTCACCGAGGTTACCTCGGATTCTATCAAATAAGTCATCGTAGTCCTCAGTTATCATCTATATCTATTACCTCCGCTTTCTTTATCTTATCCAATCTATCACGAGCAGCCTTGATTGTCTCCTCGTAATCTTCTTGAGTATACACCCTACGGTCTTCAGTTATCTGTGTAGCCTCACCTCTAGCGGTAAGTGCCTCACGTGCTGAGTTAGCTTTTGCTATTGAAAGTTCTTTTAAGTCCCGGAAGGTTGGTTCTAGTTCACCACTCTGGAGCCGGCCCCGTACTGATTCAATCAAGTCCTCTTCTAACGAAGACATATCTAAGTAGTTCCGGGCCGCTATCTTTCCGGACAAGTCCTTGAACTTACCTAAGTGGTCAGCGTAGTCAGTCAGTACACTTATTACTGTTTGTCTATCGTATCCGTATTTCTTAACGAGCCGGGTCTGGCTATTGCCAGTTGCATATAAGTAAAGCATCTTAGCTACCTTTTCCGGATTATGCCGGCTTAGGCTGCTTATCTGTTGTATCTCTTTACTATCAGAAACATCACGGATTGATTCCGTTATTTGTTTCATTAAATCCTCCTTGTCTTCACTCATGGTATTAAGTCCTTTAATCTAAGTAGTATACCCTTACTAGTATTATTATCCCCACCGAGTACGTCCCGGCCGGTTCCTATATAGCTTCTAGCTATATCCTTTAACTGATTAGTAGGTAGCATTATATGTAAGTCCTCTATAACAAAACAATAGAAGTCCGACTGAGTAGTAGCTAACCCGGATGGTTTACCCCGGCTCTCGTACTCAATAAATATATTCCCAGTCTTCTTAGCAATCAAGTCCCGCTTGACCTCCACCTTCTTGTTAGCAAAGGTATCAGCAAGCCCGGCCTCAGCCACTTGCCCTACCTCTAAGTCATATCTAAAGTCCGAACAGTATTCCATTTATTTTCAATTATCTTTAGGAATTTACAACTGTCAAGTATAATCTATGATATAATCGCAAGGTCTCCTTAAGGATTTACCTTAACGATAAAAGCTTTCTAACAAAAGAAAGCTAAGCCTTAAGGATACCGTAAAGGTTATGGGTGTCAAGTAAAAAACCTATGAATTATATATTTTTTTACGGCCCTGTTATTGATATATATGTGTTCTGTGTTCCGTAAATGTCGACCCCCCCGACCCCCGTCAGCCCTAACGATTTTTAGATTGGCGAACTACACAGACATCCCCATTAGGGAGCCTTATGGAAGCCATTAGTTTTACTTATGTTTTACTATTAGGGATTCTTATGCTATGAATAAGTAATTTTCTCTCAAGAGAGGCGAGGGATTCAAGGGCTGTTGATGGCTATATTTAGGGGGATGAATTTGGGGCTATCAGCTTATACCTTGCAGTAGTATATTTAATGCACATCTATGCACATCTTAGAAAACCGAAAATGACGAGGATTGGCTGTATGGACTGTGAATAAAAGGTGAATACTAGGAGTCCAACTCGAAATCGGAGGGCGTGTAGAGGCTGTGAGGTATCTTAACGTGGATTTGATTTTTGGAAAATGTGTCGTAAGTCGTTGATTACCAACGAATGTGTCAGTAAATATAACGGCTTTTAGCTCAGCAATTGCGTCCGCAAACGGCTTGTTTATCACAATTTCATAAGCTGTTGATATTCAAGAGGTTACAAACAAAATGAAAAAAAGATTAAAAAAGATGTCAATTATGTTGACAAGGGGTGAATAGTCTGACTTACTCTTAGGTACAGTCAGATAGCAGATGGATTAAGAAGCTACAATTATACTTTAAATCTGCCAATCAGCTCAGAGGTCACTTTGACTCACCAAGTGCGGTGCCGATGTCAACCTCCAATCAAGCACACATAAAGGTTAACTGATGAGGCTTTAATAGCCGAAACACCGACCGCCAATAGGCGGTGTCTTAACCAATAAACCAATTATTATTATGTCATTTATTAAAATTAAATTACCAACTGTAGAAGTACACAAAGAAACATACGACAAATACTGCAAAGCATTGATGAGGTCACACGGCTTCAACAAGCGTGAAGCAAGAGCTTATATGGTCGAAGCTATGGCAAGCTATGCCGAGCAACACCCACTCGTAGCAGTCGAACATCAAGAAGACTACGGCACACTACCTTACTAGTGCCGTAGGGTGTCTTAACCAATTATTATTATGAAAATACAGTACAAAACTTGCGATTTAATGACAGAAGCGGGCTTAAAATTAGCTGAGAAGCTTCACAACAATGGGTGGGTAATCAACTACCACACACCATTTTCTATACAATTCTACAGACTGTAGGATGGTGTCTTAACCACAATATTATTATGATTAAAAAATTCAATACCGAAGAAGTAAGACTATTAGTAAAAGCCTTACCTTTCAAAACACTATACAATCTTTTGGGCAGAGACGATGTGTCCTCAGAACTTGGTCAACTTTTACTAGTAGAGTATCGACTCAGAGATACAATCAACAAACCCAATTCAAGGGTTTAACCACAACCCCAAAAGGGGGGTGTCTTAACCAAAGTAAAACATTGGTTTTGCGGACAGCATTCCCGACTCAAGGGAATGTAACGATACCCAAAATTACTAGCTTAGTTTTTCACAAACAACATTGCCGACTCTAGGGAATGTAACGGCAAATAATTTTGAGTGCCTAGTCCGCTTACTTTAACAACAACCATAAAAAATAAATACAATGATAACCTATCTTAAAAACACTCACGCAATCAGACGATTGCTAGTAGAGGATTATGGCGACAAAGCCAAGGACTTTAAGTTAGTCCGCAATCCATACAACAAATCATTACTAAGTGTAACGCTACCACTTGGAACTGAACTAGAGTTTTATGTACACATCCCTACATTGGGATGGATGAAACGCTAGCCACAGCCCGAAAGGGCGGTGTCTTAACCAACTATTATTATGGATATAAAAGATATAAAATTATACACAGTCCAATGCCATTGGAAAGATAAAGACAACATAACAGATATGTTATTCAAAACTGTAGCAGTCGGTAAGCCCGACTTTTTAAACGAGGAATACTCTTGGGATTGGACAGACGAAGAGAAAGATTTCGATGACCAAGTCTCCTACTACTACGAGGACTACGCTGAGTTGAATCAGCACCTAAAAGATGGA